ACTGCTTGAACTGCTGCAAAAGCTGTGGGAAGCCCCCCATTGGCCCCGGCATCTGCCCGCCGCCCAACGCATTGAAAAATGGATTATTACTCATCGTCTTCGTCCTCCTCCACCTTGCGTTTCTTCTTTCCCTTCATTTCGCCCACAAGAGCCGCCAGCGCGTCGAACTCTTTACGGGTCACATATTCCGGGGCAGGTGTTTTCTGCGCTTCAGGCGCGTTTGCAAGCCGCTCCACAAGGTCGTATACCTTCAGCGTCGGCTTGCCGCTTGCGTCCGCCTGCTTCAGGTACACCGTGGGCGCCGTGCTGTCCCAAAGGGCCACCGCCGCGTTGGGTGCCACCATCCAGCTCCTGGCCTCCTGCTCGCCCGATACCCACTGCACGCCGCTCTGCGGTATAGGGTTCTGCATCTGCGGCATCTGCTGGGGCATCATCTGCTGCTGCCTGAGCTGGCCGAGATTGTCCGGCATCGGCGGCATATAGGGGTTTCCGTAATAGGGATAGTTCATTCCTCATCCGTCCTTTCCCAAAAATACAAAGGTGTTTCGGCCCCGGAGTCCCACGTGTCATGCCAGTCTCCGTCTATCACGCACACCACGTGGGACGCCAGCGCCAGAAGATATGTACCACGCGGGTGCTCCCTTGCGAAGTCGCCCACGGAATAGCTGTCCGGGTAATCATCCGGGACAATATGCCGCCTAAATCCAAGTTTTTTCAGGTACGCGCCCCATACGTTGTTGGCGCTGGGCATATCCGCCAAAGCCAGCCCCTGCATACACAGCTGCACATACGTCTCATGCCATCCCTGCCCTGTGGCCTTGCAGATGGCCCTCACCGGGCAATCCCCCACGTTTTTGCCCGCCGGGTTTGGGTTATAGCGCACGAACATCACGACCACCTCTCTTTGCTGTAAGCATACAGGGATATGCCCGTTTCAAAGTGGCGATAAAGTGGCTGATAAGTGCGCGTTAAAGATCAGCGCATCTCTATTGCGTTTTTACTTATTTCGCCGTATAATCAGACTACCCCCCCAACACACGCCGCCGTCCCCCCTTTCGGCGGCAAATAAAAAGCCACACCTTTTCAGGTGTGGCTTTTTTCTGCGTTCAGCCCGTCTGCAATTTTTCGGTATGCCCTTCGCCGGCATCGTTTTACCACGTCCACAGACACGTTCATGCAAAATGCCTGCTCCACGCAACTGCGACGCCGCACATCGCACTCCGCGATGCACTGGGCTTCCTCTTGTGGTAACTCAAAAGATTGGATCCATGCGATAGCCCTCTTGGGTGCCATGCCCTTCAGCATGGCGCGGATTTCCCTGTGCTGCTGGTTCATCCTGCTTACGCAGGCCTGCGGACCGCCTTGCGGCGGGATGGTGCCATAGGATGGTTGCGCCTATCGCCCGTTGCTCCTTTCTTTGTTTTACGGTGCCATCCACCGGTTTCTCAGTTCTTTCACAGAGTTTACGCCCTGCTCCTGCTTCATAATGGCCTCCACGCCCTGTCGCACGTCCGCCTCCTCATAGCCGTGCGCCAGCATCTCCCGGTAGATCAGACGCGCCGTTTCGGTGTCCCTGTCTTTTTGTGCCCGGTACAGCAGCTCGCACCACGTTTTCCGGTTCCCGGCGCTCTTGTCCATGCGGTAGATGGCCTTTTCCATCTCAAACATCAGCCGCACATTCCCGGTCTCGCTGGCAATACTTCTGGCAATGGCCCAGGTATCCCGTCCCAGGTTCGCCACGCTGACGCCGAAGATCTTGCTGACCACGGTCAGGAACTGCTTGACGTTGTACGCCGCCGTTTTTTTGCCCTGTCCGTTGGCGCTGGAGATCATGGACTTGGTGGCCCTTACGATGTCGTCCACCGCACCGGCATCCATGCGGTCTACGGTGTAGCCCTGCAGAATGGAGATAATGTCTTTGGCGTAGGGAATACGACCCACCAGTGTGATGTTGCCCTTCACATTGCCCTGCAGCGTGATGTTCTTGACAGCCTCGCCAAAGTCTTTTTCTTCCCCTGTAATGCCGGTAAAGGCTTCCAAAACGCGCTCCCAGTACTTCTTGTCCTTGTCGTCGTCCCGCAGGCCGTCCACGATGGACTGCGCCAGTGCGTTCACCACGTCCGTTACCAGCAGGGCGCCCACGGCCCGCTTGAGCTGCTTCAGCGCCTTACTGCGCTTCTGCGGGTTTGTTTCATACACCCATGCGTCGTAGGAACGCATCAGGATATTCAGGCTTTTCAGCGGCTCACCCATAAAGGACGTGGCCTGCCGGGTCAGCGCGTCGCTGTCCCGCATGATCTGCGTCCGCTGCATGATGCCATCAACCACCTGCGTCTGGTCAATCACGTCCGTAAATACCTCCGCCACCTGCTGATAGTAGGCATCGCTGCCCGCCTCCAGGCTTGTGTCCGCCGCCACCTGCCACTCGCAGGCGTTCCAGATCTTGCCCCATGTCACCGCGTCGGCTTTCCCGGCCAGCGACATACTCTTGTCGTTCAGCCACGCCATAAAGCTGCCGTCCGTGCCGTATACCTCCCGCGCAATGGTGTACCGGCTGCCCTGGTCAAAGCCGGACGTGTCCTTGATGCCCGCAATGGGCGCCCACTTCCGGGCCTTGTCCCATCCGTTGCCTTTGGTCACGCCGTTGCCCAGGCCCTTCGCCATGTTCTCCGGGTCCAGCACCACCGCCGCCCGGAAGTACGCTGTGGGCTGCTGGATGACCACGCGCAGGTTCGCACCCACCGCAGCGCCCTTCGTGTTGCCCACAATGCGCTCCACGGCCCTTGTGGTGGCGCTGGCGTTCTTCACCATGCCGTTCTGCACATCCCGCATCAGGTTTCGCCAGTAGCTCTGCGCCGCGTCGCCGTACACACTTGACAGCACCTGCCGCACGTTCTTCCCGGTCAGGTTGCCCATGCTGTCCCGGTACCGGTAGTTGTACAGCCGGTTGATGTCCTCCATCGGGGCCAGCAGCGTGGCGTACTTGATCATGTCGCTGGCGTTCTGCGCAAACACGTCGTACACGCCGCCAATGTCCAGCGCGTTGCTGGCGTTTGGCGTCAGAGCCTTTGCGCTGCCCATATTCTTGATCTCTCTGGCGATGTCCGGTCCCTTCTCCACGCTGGATGCCGTGGCCTCCTTCGCCGTCTTGATGGGCCAGTAGTGCTCTTCCATGAACTTCCGGTAGCCGTACACGGTCATGCTGGCCTCGTTGCCCCACTCCGCCAGCTTGGTGCTGGCCAGCTTCTGCAATCCGTCCGCCACCTTGATCTGCTCCGGTGTCAGAACGAAGGTGATGGCCCTGACGTCCTCCAGCGTCAGCAGGATGTTCTCCGTACCGCGGGGGATGGCTTTCAGCTTGCCGTCCCGCTTGATCTCCGGCTGCACGATGCCGCCCACCATCAGGTGGTTCATGGCCTGCTCACCGCGCTTTGCCAGGTTGTACAGGTTCATGATCTGCTCGTTGGTCAGCGTCAGCTCCACGCCCCGGCTTGTGGTAAAGGTGTGCCGCTCAAAGCGGTTTTTGTACACATCCGCATCCAGGAACTTTTTAGCCGCCTCCCGCAGCTCCGTCAGCATCACGTGCTCCCGATCCTGCGCGTTCCGCAGCGTCCGGTATACCTGCATGCCGCCGTCGCCGTAGGCGGAGAAGAACGTATACGGGTCCGCCATATCCAGCGAGATTTTCCGGTTCCGCCGCTTCCGGCTCATGCTGCCCATCATAAGGCTGTCCGCCCACTCGCTGGTCCGTGCGTATTTCTGGTTCGCCAGCGTCCGGTCGTAGCTGGTCAGCGTGGCCTCAATGGCCCGCACCGCGTTCCATACGGTCTCCAGCTCCGTCACGTTCATGTCGGCGATACGCTTTCCGCCAAGCGCCGCCAGACTGTCCAGCAGACCGCCGCTGTCCAGCAAATCGGGGTCCACCACCATGTTCCCCTCACGGGCAATGATGTCCTCGTATGCCTTTTTCAGTTTCACGGCCTCCTGCGTCCGTCGGGTCGGGTCGCCGCCGGCGTTTTTCCGCAGCCGTCCGTTCTCGTCGTAGCTGTATGCGCTCTCCAGGTTGATGTTCCGCAGCAGATCGGCCACCACCACGCGCAGCTCCTCCGGAATGTGCTTCTTGTCTGTTGGCCGCAGCAGCTTTTCGGACAAAGGCCCCGTGTGTCTGGCGATCTTTGCACGCATCTCCGCGGCGTACCGCTTCTCCCGGACCTTCTGGGTCTTCTCGCTGTACTCCCGGCGCATCCGCTTCACCATGTCCCGGCGCTTTTCCCGCTCCTTTGTCAGCATTTCACGCACCCGTCCCACGGCCTCCTGCTTCTCCAGCTCCCGCCGGTCGGCAAAGGTCTTCTTCTGCCGCACCTGGTCAGAGATCATGCCGTCAATGATGTCGTTGGCGACCTCCTGGATGGCTGCGTCACGGTAGCTGTCAAATGGGTTTTCATAGATGCTGTCCATGCTGTCCAGCACATCCGCGATCTGCTGCAGTTTGTCCGCCTCGGTATACACGTCGCTGGGGAAATAGCCCTCGCCGAACATCTCCGTCATTTCCGCATACATGGTGTCCACCGGCAAGCCCTCCGACTTGTTCAGCTTCAGCGTTCCCATGTACCGCTTGCGGAACTCGTTGTAGTGGTCCATCTCCCCGTTGAAAAGGATCTTCTGCCGCTTCAGGTAGTCTTTGATCTCCAGCAGCTCCGCGCCGTGCTCCGTCAGCTCCGTCGTGTTGTCCACGATTGCCGTCGCCGCGTTTCTGGCGTAGGGCATAAGGTCGGCCATGCTCACGTCACGCTTCATCACAGCCTTGCCAAGCGCCTCCATGTCGGCCTGAATGTCACCGTATTTCACGTCGCTGCCGTACTTGCGGATGGTCTCGCGCCCCAGCTTCTTTACGTCCCGCGCAACAACGGACGGCTCCTTGCTGATCCGCATTTCGCCTTTCAGCTCCTGCACCCGCTGCTCCAATGCGCGGTTGCGGCTGGCCAGTGCTGTGCGCTCCCGTTTCAGGTCACGCACCTCCTGCTCAATGTCTGCCGTACTCCGCAGCTGAAATTTCCTGTTGACATTCTCGCCATCGGTGAGTATACTGGTACCAGAAGGTTTTGGCGAGGTTACTTCCGAATGCGTTTCCGCAGAGAAGGAAGTTTTGCTGATTACCTTCTTTTTTTCTACATCAAGAAGGTCGTACAAATACGATTTCCCATCTGCATCATTGCGGATTAAGAGCTTCCCGCCGTAGACAGTATAGTGGTCTATGGCTTTTTTTGCGTTTAAAATAGGAACCGCAAACTGCGTATCATACCGATACCATCCATTTTGTGCGTCTTTACTGTGTTTCGGCTTTACATTCTCTCGCCACTCGCCATTTTCAGCCAGCAGAAGCATCTCATCCAAGTTGGTAGCCGCTTGCATTTTGATTTTCCGCAGCGCAGGCTTCATGGTTTTTGTGTACTCGGAAGATTTGTATTCTCCCGGCAAGTCTTTTCCCACATAAACAGGCTGTGCATCCGCTAAGATAGTGGAAAAGGGATGGTCTGCGTCCACCAGTGTTTTCAAATACGCTTCTGCCGCCTTAAAATCGCGCGTATCGTTCTCTGTGTCGATAACAGTCATGGTTTTTCCGCCGACGTTACGGATCATATACCGCGCACCGTCGCCCTCACCGGCGTCGGTTTTTACGCGCCCGCTTTCCTTGATAGGAACGCCTGCTTTTTTCAGCTCCGCCTGCCGCTCCGCCGCGTCAAAAGCCGCCTGCCACTTCTGCGCAATGTCCTCCATCTCACCAAAGGTCTTGCCGTAGGCATCCATCGCCGCGTTGTCTCTTGCTTTGCCGGTGAACATAGCCTTGACTTTGGCAAGAAACTCCTTCAGCCCGTCCAGCAGCTTTTGCGCCGCCGTGCGGTTGTCTTTGGCAAACTGTGCAAACAGATCCGTGTCCTCGATCATCCGCCCCGCGAAGTCCGCGGCGATCTCGTCCATCACCTCGTCTTGCGTCAGCGTTACGCCGGCTCTCTCCGCCGCCTCCATGTACCGCTGCACGACCTCCGTTTCCGTGTCCGCGCCGTTCTCCCGCATGCGGTACTCTATCGCAGCCTGCCGGAACGCCCGGTACTCGTCGGGGGACAGGTCCTGCATCCGGTGGGTGACCTCGTGCCCCGCCACCTCATAGATGGGGTTCGTACTGTCCGCCGCGATCTGGATCAGGTTTCTCTCCCTGATGTACTGGCCGTTGGCCTGACCGTCCATAATGCTGTCCACGAACTCGATACGCACGCCCAGCTTCTTGCCGATGGTGTTCAGCGTCGAGGCCGCGCCCTTGTCTTTGGCGATGATGTACCGGCTGTAGGCATTGTCCGCCAGCCCGGCCCCCGCCGTGGTAGTCACGGATGCTGCGTCCGCGTTTTCCCGTGCCAACTGCGCCCTGGCGTCCTCCAGCCCTGCGTTGTACGCCGTGTACCGCTGCTCCGGCGTCAGCATCGCCGCGTACTTGCCCTTGGCCTTGTCCGCCTCAACGCCGTTCAGTCCCGCGTTGTACATGGCGGAAAAGCCTGCGTACACCTCCGCGCCGCTGCCGCTTGTCTCCCGCACCTGCTGATACGCTCTCTGCCCCGCCTCCATAAAGCCACCCACGGCTTTCTGTGCGCGTTTCTGCGTCTGGGGGATAGCCGTGGTGCGCTGTGTCTGCTCCTGCGCTGTCTCGCGGCTTGCAAGGGCGATAATTTCACGTTTGAGCTGGCTGATTGGCTTTTCCGTGTCCAGCTTTACCCCGGTGCTGGCCTCCAGTGTTTCCACGGCCACCGGGTCCCGTGCAATGGCCGCCGCCTGGTTGCCGGTGATCGTCTCGCCCCTGGTCACCGCGCTTACTGCTTCCGCCGTCCTGCCGTCCATCTCCGGCGCGGTGTTCTGCCGCACGTCCCGGTCATACTGCGCTCTGGCCGCGTTGTATGCCGCGCGGTTGGCAAGGGTGTTCACGCCCGTTACACCGCCGGACAGCAATCCGCCAACGATAGCGCCTCCGGCAAATTCCTCCGCCGCTGCCGCCGGGTCGAAAATGGCGCCGTTGCCGATACCGACAAGGGGGTTGTCCCGTCCATATACGGCGTTCTGCGTGGCGCGTTCGATCACGCCCTGCACCACTTCCTCCTTGCCCTCGTCCAGCATGGCGTCCACCCATGCTTTCCATGCGCTGCCGCCGTTCTGCAATTCCCGTGGCAGCGTCTGGATACCGCCGCCAACTTCCACGGCGGCGTTCATTAGTCCGTTGCCGATGGCGTACACGGATGCGCGGAAATCGTCCGCGCCGTCAGCCTTTGCCTGCTCATAGCCAGGGCCAAATACCTGTGCAAAGGAGAGCTGGAAGTTGGGGTCTTTCGCCATTGTCCGCATGCTACGGGAAATGGTGCTTACCAGACCGGAGGAAACTGCCGCGTTTTCCGCCAGTGCGCCTGCATGCGCCGCCGCGCTGGCGCCGCCGGTCCACAAGGCCGCAATAGCCTGCGGTACCGCCGCCACCGTCGCCGCACCCAGGTCTTCAAAAACCTGCGCCGCTTTCCCGCCGCGTGCCGTGTTTTCCGCGTACCGCTGCTGCACGCCCTGCGCCTCCGCGTCAATGGCCCTGTTCCAGCGGTTGAAAAGCCAGTTGCTGGTGTCCGGGTCCCAGTAGCCGTTGGAGCCCTCCCGGGCAAAATCACCCAGCAGGTTCTCTATCCATGCGCCGGCAGAGCTGCCCACTTTGGCGATCTGCGTCAGACCCATTTGTCCGGCCTTTGCCAGCCCCTGCCCAACGTTATATTTCCCCGCCGCACTTGTTGTGTTTCCCGCAGGCACGCTCGGCGTAACCAGCATAGACGTGTCCGGCTTATAGGTGCTGGGCGCTACATCCGCCGCCGTTCTGCCTCCGGTGCGGATAATGTCGCCGCCCATGCCGGCAGCTTCCATTTTGCTGCGGAACTTATCCTGCCACCCACCGCTGTCTGTATTGCGGCTTGCTGCGGGGATGTCGTTTTCCATCCCCGCAGCTTTCATTTTCTTCTGAAATGTCTGCTTCCAGCCCATCGCGCCCTCCTTATTTCCCCGGGTTCTTCACGGCGTATACCAGATCGCTGTACTGCTTCTTTGTGATGTTCCCGTTTTCGTACATAGCCTCCAGCGCCATCACCTGCCCGCTGGTGGTCCTTGCGTTGCTGGTAGCAAGGTTCAGTGCCGTGCTGCTGCTGTATCTTGCGTTGTCGCTGCCGCCGGACCCACCGTTGCCACTGCGGCTTTTCAGCCGGTCAATGCTTGTCGTGCCGGAATATCTGCTGCCGCTGTATGCGCTCCGTGCCGCCCTCTGTGCCGCCGCCAGACGGTCATTGTAATCGGCCAGACTGTCCCGATAGCGGCCGTACTCGTCGTTTGCCAGATTGCGGTACAAATTGGCGGTGTCCATAATGTCGCCGCGCTCCTGGGAGTACATCTGCCGCGCCACTTCCTCCAGCTGCGCCATGTACTGGTTGTACTGCTGCTGCGCCGCCGTGGTGGCATAGCTGGAGGCCAAGCCGCCGGTGCGGGCGGCCACCTGCCCCAATACGTCCTGCATGCTCATCCGTCCGTTATTGCCATACCGATCCGCCAGCGACTGGTACTGGCTGCCCTTTGTCCAGTCCTCATAGTTCATGCTGGTCAGCTGCCGCGCCAAAGCATTCAGCTGATCCAGATACGAGCTGTTGAAGGTGGGAAGTGCACCCACATCTACCGGCATTTCCACCCGCGTGTAGCCTCCGCCGGAATTGCCGCCGCTGTTCCCGTAGTTCAGTGCGCCGCCCACAGCGCCGCCCATTGCGCCCGCCAGGGCGCCGTTGACCGCGTTGTTTTTAATTGCCGCCTTTTTCATGGCGATGGTGTCCGCCATGTTGCGCCGGTTATTCGGGTCGCCGTATAGTCCGCTTACTGCGCCCATAACGCTGCCGGTCGTCGCTTTTTTGTTTTTCCGTATAGCCATAGGCATCCTCCTTATGTCTTGTTTTCCAGCGCCGCCACTCTCTGCTCCAGCGCTGTGTAGTCGTTGCCCAGTACCGTCACACTCTGCGTCAGCGCCGATATGCTGGCCCCCTGGCTGTTTACCGTGCTCTGCAGGGCGGACACCGTATTCTGCAGCGCCGTCAGCAGAATGTACATCTCCGCGTTAGACACGCCCGCCTTGCTGACGTTCTTTGTCACGTTGCCCATTGCCCAGTCAATGCGCTGGCACATGTACTTAATGTAGTTTTCCGTTATGTCCAGCGCCTCGGTCGGGTTTTCCTTTGGCAGCTCGTTTATGCTCTCCGGGAAAACGATCATGTCACATCACTCCCCACCATAAACGCTCTCGATATGCCCAGTATGGTGCACGGGCCCTTACCCTCCAGCCTGAGCTCAAATTTGTCGCACCGGTTGGCCGCAAGCCGCAGGCTGGTCACATTGTGCTCCTTGCCCACCACCTTGCCGCACGTCTGCCACGGCTTCCCGTCGCAGCGCATCTGCGCCGTCATATAGCTGCCCTTCGGCAGCTCCAGCCGCATCAGTATCTTGGAATACGCTTTCTTGCCGTCGATGGTCTCATACATAGGGGCGAACTGCGCCATCCACTCCTGCGTCTGCGGTGTGTCCTCGCCATCCAGCAGGTACACGTCGCCGCCCGCCAGCATGTACAGCTTCTTGCCCAGCCGCGCAAAGTCCACCGCCTCCGTGCCGTCCTCCAGCACCCATATCCCGGTCTTGGTCTCGTACACCATCAGCCGATGCTCCGCGCCGTCCTTCACACTCAGGTAGTAGCTGTCACCGTCGTTGCCGGCTACCGCCTCGGTAAACTCCTTCTCGCCGAAGTTGTCGCTGATCAGCACCGGCGTGCCGCCGGAGTAGGCGTATACCCCGTGAGGGCCTTTATAAAACAGCGTGTCGTTGATCACCTGCTGGCTTTTCTGACATCCATCCTGCAAGCCCTCCATTTCGTAGGTGTACATGGCGTACTCCGCCGGATAGCTGCCCAGCATCTTGTGCAGCTTTGTCTCCTTCCAGAACAGCACCGAAGAGCTCAGCTTGCAGCAGCCGGTGAATTTCCCCTCCGTGCCCACTGCCAGCGTATAGGCGTCTGTGGAGAGTCCCTCGTACACGTAAAAATTCGTGGGGTCGCCCAGCGCACTGGCGTATATGGTCTGCGTGTCGTTATCGCAGCCCCACAGCCGGTTTTCGCTCTCGCAGATGTAGTCCAGGTCCGGTATCTTTCGCTCCAGCTTGATGGCCGTACTGGCCTCGTTGGCCGCGGTAAAGGTGTTGTCCGTAACCGTGATCTCCGTGGCCGTCACGGACTTTATGATGATGTCCTTGTTGTTCTTTGCCTCCGTGGTGCAGCCGGATATAGTGATGCCGTCTCCCGCCTTGAACTTCGTGGTCAGGTCCGCCCAGCCGTTCACGGTTATTTTGTTGGTGGCAAACGTGGCCTTGCTGCCCGTCACCTCCGCCGCCAGCGGCTTTACGGTCTGGTCCTTGATGTCCAGATACACCTTGTCCGGCCATATCACCATCTTGGTATTCACCACGGCAAACTGCTTCTTACCCGCCGTCACCGTGCCCACCGTCTGCCCGTCGTACAGCAGGGAGGTCCCCTGCACCGCCACCAGCTTGTCCCACGATGTCAGCGCCGTCACGTTCTGGTACCCGGTCTGCTTCAACCGTCCCTTGCGCGTGGTGATGTACGGCCACCGTCTGGCTGACAAATTCAGGCTGTCCCGCAAATCGCCGTTCTGTATGGCGTCCGACCAGTTGATGCCTCGCATCTGCACCATCTCCACCTTGTTGGGGTTCAGGGAATAGGGCAGGCTTGCCAGTCTCATCCCATCACCCGCACATTCCCGGTGTTGTCCGGGCAGTGCTGCCGGCGCCACCACGCCATTGCCTCACTCATCGCCTCGTCATACACCGCCTTGTCGTTGCCATACAGCGCCGTTTCGTTGTTGTAGTAGTCGATCTGGCTGCACAGATACAGCACATACACCCGGTCGTAGGGCGCGTGGAGCAGCAGCTCCCCGTCGCCCGCCGGCCAACTGTGTACGTAGGAGGCCATATCGATCCTCTCCCCGATCTGCTGGTCCAGCCCCATCACCCACGCCGCTTTCTGCTCGTCGCTTATGGTGTTCAGCCGCAGCTCGTCCGCCTGCGAAATGGTATCTGTAACCGTCATGTCTTCACCTCACTTCACTTATCTCCCACGTGCCGCTTTTCCCGTCCGCGCTCCGCGTCACCTTCACGGTGTACGTTTCGGTCACAACAGGTTCCTCCGGTTCCGCAGGCTTCTCCGGCTCCACATACGGGATGCCGAACCACTCGCACAGGCCCTTGGCGGCGCTCTCCGCCACCTCTGTCATGTGCTCGTGCCACCAGCCGATGTCGTTGGGGTTGTCGTGGAAAGCGTGCTCCTCGTAGTAGCTCACTGCGTTCGGCACCCGCAGCTCGTACCACTTGGCGTTTGGCACCAGCGTCACCTTGCCGGGGTACACCTGCTTGCGGTATTTCACCATGATCTCGCCCAACTTCTTCCCCTTGCTGGAATAAGTGTAGTACATGGGGTTGCACCCGCTCACCCGTGTCTGCTCCGCGCCGTTGCTGATGGCGTTGGTGTGGCTGACGTAATGCACGTCCGCGCCCCATGCGTTGCTCTCCCGCACGTTCTGCTTCATGATGGCATCGCCGTTGTCGCCGTTCATGGGGGTGCGCCGGTACCCGCGCTTGGTGGCAATGCCGCAGCGGTTCAGGATCGGCTCCAGAATGTCGATGTACTCGTTGTTCTCCAGCGCCTCATAGCACTGTTTCCCGTCCGGGCGGGGATATACACAGGGGTTTGCCATGTGCATAGCCGGGGACAGGTATACCTTCGGGGCGGCCATTTACATGGCCTCCTCGTCGTTGGTAGACTTCATCTGCTTAAAAATCTGATTAACGCCCGTTGCGGTCAGACCGGACATGATGCCCACTGCGACCGCCGTAAAGTAGTCCTCGGCGGGGAAATCCGGCATGTGACATGCCAGCGCCAGCGCACCGATGATGCCGCCGCACACGCCGCAAATGATGGGGATCCACTTGTTGTCCAGTGCCGTGGCCTTCACGATCATGCCGATCAGATAGCAGATCACGATGATAGCGGCAACAGTTGCCACTCCGATAGTGTTGATGTCCATAGTTACTTCCTTTCCGGCTTTACGCCTCTCGCTTGATGGGCAGCTTCCTTACTTCCTCCATGACCCGTTTTGCGCTGCCGTTGCCGCCCATCTTTTCATACGGCTGGTACAGATAGTCATTGAGGTTTTCGTACTCGTCCTGCGTGATGTACCCTCTTGTCACGTACACCATGCCCAAATGGATGATGCGGTCATGCGCCAAACCCACCAGCATCTTCCGCTCTGCGTTGTTCTTGTCCGCACGCTTCGATACCAGCGCCCACAAACCGCTGCTTGTCAGCACCGCTACCGCCAGCGGTACGGCGATCTGCTGTACCCACGGTTCCATTCGCCGCGTTCTCCTCTCAAATTATTTTTGCCCCTCGACACCCTTCGACCGTTTCTGACACGCCTCCTGTGCTATCCTGCTTGCAGAAAGGAGGTGTTACCATGCCCGAGTATTTCACTCTGTTCAACGCCGTCACCGACGCCATTGCCCAGCTTGAAAAGGCTGTTGCAGCGCTCAAACAGGCACAGCTCGATGCCGAGGAAGCCTACATCCAGCGGGGGGAGTAATTCTCCCCGCCCCTTATTCTGCGTACACGCTCTCGATCAGCGCACACAGCTCCGTGTACTGCTCGTCCGTGATGCGCCCCACGGCGAAAAACACGTCGCACTTCTGCTGTGCCTCCTCACGGGTCTTGTAGAACCGCTTGTTGATAAGCTTCGTCATAATGTTGTACATAGTCGTTCTCCTTTCAGTTTGCCGTCCGCAGACCGCTGCCTGCGCTCTCACGTTTCCTCTGCTCCATCTTCCGCAGGAATATGCGCCACAGCAGCCCGCACTGGTAGTCCGAGAACCCCTGCTCCCACAGCAAGTCCCAGCCCACCACCGGGTGGCGCGGTATGGGCGCCATTATGATGCCGCCGGTGTTGGGGTGCTCCTTGTTGTACTGCGCTATGTATTCCTCCGTCCTCGTTCCTCTCTTGAATAACAGCATAGTTGTCCTTTCCGCGCTCACGCGCTCTCCTTGTGTAGCCGGATGCACACGATGCCACTGCCGCCAGTTCCGCCTTGCATGAGCCTACCACCGGCTGTATCATAATAACCAGCTCCGCCGCCGCCTCCGCCGCCGGTATTGGCCTCCCCGGAATAAGCAGCTGTATGAGGGGCCACACTCCCATCGCCGCCACCACCTTCTCCGCCAGCACCAGCACCGGTTCCACTTCCGCATTTCCCGCCACCGCCGCCGCCTGCATACAGTTTCCCGGTTGCCTCGTCAAACTCGCGTGTGGTTGTGCCTTGACCTGTTCCGCCGGTGCCGTATGTAGTTTCACCATTGCCACCATCACTACCGCCAGCGCCACCAGCGGCGCCGAGGCCAGTGCCGCCAGCGCCGCCTCCGCCTCCGCCGCCACTTCCACCAGTTCCTCCAGTAACTTTCGCGCCTGATACTTGTCCGCCGTTTACCGTATAGCCGAAAGCAGATGTATCCCCTCCAGGGCCTCCAGCAGTGCTGTATGTGCCGCCACTTCCGCCAGCGCCTATGACAATGGAATATCCCACGCCTGCACGGGGCACGAAGTTTGTCAGTGTTTTGGTGTAACCACCAGCACCGCCGCCACCGCCATAAGAAGCGTTTTGCGAACTACCGAATGTGCCGCCTTGTCCTCCTTCACCGCCTCCCACAAGAAAAGCGTCTATCGCTGCCTCCTTGTTAAAGGTCAGCACACCCGTAGTCAGAAATTCCACGACACCATCATCCAGCCGTTCGTTGTACGTACCGGTGTACTCAAACTCTAACCGTTTAGCAGTACCCCCCCCGCAATTAACGCTTTACCGATAATCATGCTCATCCGATAACCTCCATATCCGCCTGATAGATGGTTTCCACAGCCTCGCCCAGCTGCTGCGTCAAACTGTCTATCTCGTTGTTGGCTTCCTCCAGTGCCGTCAGCACCTCTTTGCCGTCACGGTAGAACTTGCCCTCCTTGTACGTGTCGCCCATGCCCACCGGCCTGTCACCGGTGTACACAGCGGAGGGGAAGAACTGCTCGTTCCGCTTGTCCATTTCGATGATGTTGGTAACAACACCGTTTTCAATAAGTGCGTATCGCATAATATGCACTCCTCCTTAATTTTTCTTGTGTACCCTTATGCACACAATTCCTGAACCACCAGAACCACCATCCCTCATGGAAGTAGAGCCAGGAGCAGAGCCACCACCGCCACCCCCGCCCCCGGTATTGGGGGTAGCACTATTCCCCGGGCGTGAACTTGCACCACCAGCAGCACCGCCGCCAGCACCACCAGCACCGCCTGTAGTTGCATAACCCACGCCGCCACCACCGCCGCCAGCATACAATTTACCAGTTACCTCTCCAAATTCTCTAGTAGTGGTACCTTGGCCAGAGCCTCCTGCTCCAACTTCGGATGTGCTACCGTTGCCCCCGTCCGTTCCCCCGTTACCAGTACTGGAACTGCCAGACCTCACGCCAGCACCACCGCCAGAGCCCCCAGAACCACCATTAGGGGATCCGGAGTTTGAATAGTTAACTCCACCGCCGCCGCCATTTACACTACTCCCAAATGCAGATGTAGTTCCGCCTGTTTTTCCAGAAGGCGCAGCCCCATCTCCTATCACTACTTCGTAACTAATTTTTGGCCTTAGAGTTACCTTTATTGTTTTTGTGTAACCCCCTCCCCCACCGCCGGTTCCTGTCGAAGTGTTATTACCATAACCGCCAGAGCCTCCCCCACCTACAAGAAACACATCTGCATCAAATTGTCTAAGCACGGTTAGAGTACCGGAGGACAAAAGCTCAAGCACATCGTCCTCTTGCCTATAATTAGAAGCACCTGTATATGTAAATTCGAAGTAGGGGCCTCCTCCACTGCCTCCTACGCTGACCGCCTTTCCGACAATATTGCTCATATAAACCTCCGTTCCCGACCTCCGAAACGGAGGCCGTGTTTATTCTTCCTTAACTCGGGTACACCATCGTCTTTGTACCCTGCATCGTCATGGCCGTAGAGGGCGTACCGCCTATGCACACGGCCTTTACCGTTCCGTCTGTGTTCACGAACACCATCGCCTGTACGCCGTCCTCCTGCAGCTGCTCTATCTGTGCCACAGTGGGCTGCGGGTCGTACATGTACTTGGGGTTTTCGCCCACCACAATGGTCTGCTCGTATTTGCCGTCCACCTTCGTCCATGTGGTGGTCAGGTGGATGGAGATCAGTATCACCTTCGGCTCGTACTCCGCAGGCTCCGGCGGCTCGCTTGCGCCGTTCTCCGTATATACGAACACCAGCCGCATGGCCAGCGCCACGCTGGGCACAGCGCCCACGCAGGTGACTACGATGCTCCCGTCCACGTTGTTGGCCTGCATGATGGTCACGCCGTCCGACACGATCTGCGCCAGCTGCTCCGGCGTCGGCGTCACGTCTACCCGGTAATGAGTGTCCTGCCCGGTCATCACGGTCTGCGTGTAGGGTCCGGTCCCCTGCCAGGTGGTGGTCAGCGTCACGATCTCCTCAAAGACCTTCGGCTGATAGGCTGCCGTACCCACCGCCCGCTGTCCGTCCGCCTGGTAGAAGACCTTTCCCGCAGTGACACTCGCCGGGGTGGCCGTCGTGTCAGTGACATCCATCAGGGTCTCACCGAAAAACTCTACCCGGCTGTTAGCCACTTACATCACGCTCCGATCGTCACGGTCTGACCGCCCGCTGCGTTGTCGGTGTATGCAATGGGCACAGCATTGACCACCACTTCGGTCAGGTGGTCATAGCCCTCGTCCGGCAGCACGGAGAACTGCGCTTTGGCCGGTGTCACGGTCTTTTTCTGGCCGTTCACCAGCTCACCGGCGTAGGTGCCGGTCACGCCCAGGATCTCAACGCCGCTTTTGATGTTGCCGGCGATGAGCTTCGCCTCCTCCGTGTCGGCGATGCCCGCCGTGCCGCTGCCGTCGTGGTAGCCTGCGGGGATGCTCACCGGGGTGCCTTTCTGCGTCACCTTCAGCGCCACCGCACCCTTGTTGGGCATGGTGCCGGTCACCTTCTGGCCGTTCTTATAGGCCGTCTTTCCGACCAGGATCTCCGCCGCCGTGGCGGTGGCATCCGTTGTGTCCGCGTCGAAGGTACAAGTGCCGGTCACCGGTGCACCTGTCTTGTCGTGGGCCGTAGTGCCGGATAGCAGCTTATCCGCCGTTACGTTGTCGCCGGTCAGGTCCATCAGTGTCTCGCCGTAAAATACGATTTTGGAATTGTACTTTGTCTCAGGCATGTATTTATCCTCCTATGGTCATAGTCCTGCCGCCCGCCGCGTTATCTACCACGTACCGCGGTATGGCGTGCAGCATTACGTCGTTTGCCATCAGTCTGTCCTTTGTCTGTAGTGTCTCGTCCGTAAGCGCCGGCCACAGCTCATAGCCGCCGTCGTACAGCTCCGGCGTCACCCCGGTCATCACGCCGAAGTCCGCCGAAAAAAAACTGTCGTCCGTTTCAAACACCGTGCCAAACAGACAGTTGTCCGAGCGAAACTGCACGTTACACTCCATCCAGTTCCCCCTCTCTCAGCACGTCGTCCACGTTGGCGGTGATCACGCCGGAGTTCAGCCGCGTACTGCCCATGCCCACGCGAAGCTGGATGTGTACCGGGGCCCTTGCCGCAAACCGCGCCGTCTCCTGCTCCGTAAGGCGCACCGAGATGGTCTGCTCACCCATCACCGCGTCCTCCAGCCGCTTCTCCACCACCAAAGTCCCCCGCTGCTCATAGGCGATGCTCAACAGCGTAATCTTGCTGGTGTCCAGCGGCACCGTGAACGTATGGGTAGGCGTGGTGTATCTCCCAAATCTGTTGTCCATTTATACCGCCCCCTTCACGTCGTACATGGTGGTCTGCAGCGTCAGCGCCGCCGTAGGTTTTTCTCCCACCGCATGGGCGGTAAACGTCCCGTTTTCGTTGGCGATGTACAGGGCGCTGGTGCCGTCCTCCAGCATCTGTTTGATGGCCGTCTTGTCCGCCTCCAGATCCACTTGCTTGCCCGCTGCGCCGCCGGCAATGGTCACCGGCTGCTTCCAGTCGTCGCCGTCCGCCACCCAGCCCGCCACCGTCAGCGTCACAGAGCCTTTGATGATGCTGCCCTGTTTTGCGTTCAATGCCGTCTGTGTGGCCGTGGAAATTGGCTTTGCAAGGTCGCTGGTGTTGTCCACGTTGCCCAAACCGACCATTCCCTTGTCATAATCTCCCGCCTTCGGTACAACGCTTCCTGCGCGTCCGTTGAAGCTCACCACACCGCCGCCAGCGGCCTGCTGTGCCTGTCCGGCCCAGTATTCCGCGCTTTTTTCGCTGGCCGCTGCCGCCGCTGCGCTTTTAGCCGCCGCCGTCACGGCATTACCTATGCTTCCGGCTGCCGCCGTGGCGGTCTCCGCACTTTCTGCCGCGCTCTGCGCCGATGCCGCCGCCGCATTGGCCGATGCCGCCGCGCCGCTTATCGTGTCCAGCACCGCGTCGATCTGGCTCTGCAACTGCTCGGCCTGCGTGGGCGGCACGTCCTGCTCCGTCTCCGCACTGGTGTCCCACTTGCTCTCGCCCACGGTGAACGCGCCGTGCACCGCCGTGGTGGCCCGCGTTTCCTTATCGCCGGATACCGCCGCGCCCTTTACGGCCAGCGTCATCTCCCCGGCGTATTTCTTTGCGCCGTTGGGTACCGGGACCATATACACCGTGGTGCTGTTCTTCTCCAGCAGGTCCGCCGTCAGCAGCGTTTCAATGGTCTTTTCACCCAGCGCGTCCCGGAACTGCACCGTCTTAGTCAGCCCATCCCACAGCGGGGAGAACTCCATCCGCAGCACCACGTCGTTGTGGCTGCCAGCCGCGCCGATGAGCACCTTGTCCCCGGCAATATACTCATTTTGGATTTTCAGAGGGATCGTCCTCGTCATGTCCGCTCCTTTCTGCCGTGAAAAACGGCACAGCAAGCCGGAAGGATAGCGTCCTTCTCCGCTTGCTGCGCCGTGTCACAGCCGTTTTTGAGTCTCGCGGTGGTATGCAGTTGTCAGTTCAGCTGCTGCTTGACCGCCTCATACTCCCGGGCCTTTTCCTCCAGCATCTCCGCTGTGGCCGCGTCCTGTGCCATCGACCGGCGGATGATGTTGTATACCGGCCGCGGGATACGGACGTGCTTTCCCCGCTGGATGCGGTACACCTTGCCGTTCAGCCCCACCACGATGTCGTCTTTGTATTTGTCGTCGTCCTTGAAAGCGTAGAACGAAACCATGCCGTCGTCCGCCTCCCTGACAGACATGCCACGCATGACCTCCTCGGCGGCCTTTGCGGCCTCCTTGGCGTCCTCCGCCTCCTTCTTGGCCTGCTCCAGCGCCTCGTTGGCTGCGGCCAATGCCTGTTCCATTTCCTCAGGCGTTCTCTGCTTCTTTTCTGCCATGTTTATCACTCCTCATGTCCGGGGCGGAGGGGGACAATGCCCCCTCCGCTTGTGTGTCAGTTCATCAGACCGCTCTCAAAGGTAGAGGCGGACTCGATACGCACCATGTACTGCTCCACCAGTCGCTCGGCCACCTTGGTCAGCTTCCAGCCGGCGGTGGCGCGCTGGTTCAGCGGGTCAGCGGTGCCGGAGGAGCCCAGCTGCTTCACGATGTGCTGCAGACCGCCGCCCTCCAGCTCGGTCACGCCGTAGGCGTCGGCACCCACGATCAGGGTGGAATACACGTCACGGCCCTTTGCGCCGCCCTCACCGGGATAGATCACGGCAGACGCGGCAGGCGTGGTTGCGGGGCTGTCCTTCACGGTGATGGTCGCAGAACCGGCAGCACCTGCGGCCGCGGACGCCACCTCCATCAGCTCGCTGCCCACCAGGATCTCGCGGCCGGTCAGCGCGGCCGCCTGGTTGGTGCTCAGGGCCTCGGTGACGGTGATGACCTTGCCGGACGCGCTCTTGACGGTCAGGTCACGCACAGCGGCGTTGCTGCCGTCGGCGATCACCAGGTCAGGCGCGTGGAAGATCTTTGCCTCGGTGGTCTCCACGAAACGGACGCCCTCGATCTTGCCGATCTCGCCCTCATAGATACCGTCGGGGTCGGAGTAGGTCTTCACGTCCACCCACTTCTTGTCGCTCATCAGGTCATAGGCGGTGTCGGGGTGAATGATACCCGCGAAATAGCCGTTGATCTTCTGGGCGTTCATGACCTTAAGCGCACGGACGGCCTTGCGGATGTCGTCCACGCTCAGGTACTTGTTGTTGGCCTCAGTGGTGTCGCCGCCCACCAGCTCGCTTCTGTCCTTGGCGCCGCCGGCATACACCACGTTGGTGCCGCCTGCCAGCACCTCGCGGGTGATGGTGTCGGAGGTACGGCCGGCCTGAGAGGCAAGCAGACGGGTGGCCTGCACCAGGTTATTGTCAATAGCGGTCAGCTCCAGGATGTCGGACAGCTCGATGTAACCGCCGTACTGCTTGATGGTCGCACGGATGACGCCCATGCTCAGCTTCTGGCCGGCAGGCGTCACACCTTCGGTCAGGGGCACCAGCGCCTTGGGCAGGCTGTCGTACTTGCGGAACTCGATGGTCTTGCCGCTGTTCTTGGGGATGGGATGCTTCTGGCCAAACTGGTCATGGATCAGCTCCGGCTCGGCCAGATTGATAAGACGCATAGAATAATACGTCTTCATCTCGTCGGACAAACCGGCGTCCAGGGTGGTGTTGGTGTTGCCGTCAAACAGGTTCAGCACCACCGGCATCAGGTACATGTCACAAATGGTATTCATCATAGTTTCATAGCTCCTTTCAGCATATCGCCGCGGAGCCGTGGTTCAGAAGGAAATGCGTTCGCCTCTTGCCACTCTCCGCTCGATCTCCTCAAAGTCTGCCCTTGTCAGTTTTGAGGGATCCGTCTTTGTTACGAACGCGCTGTTGGAGTTGGTGCCGTTTTCGTTGGGACGATTGCCCTTTGCGCGGACGGAGTCTGCCACCTTCTTTTCCGTGCTGGCGGCCGCGGCCTGTACCGCGCTGCCCATCAGCTCGTCAAAGTGCAGCACGCGGTAGGCGTGCTCCACCGGTGTCCCGGCCTTCAGCAGGCTCAGAAACTCCGGGTTCTGCAGCTCCTGCATCAGGTCGAAGTTCTGGTACAGCGGGTTGCCCTTCATGGCCTCCGCCTCCTTGTACCACTTCTCGCCCTGCGCCCGGAAAAACTCGTTCTGCTGCTGCTCCTGCTGGCTCCGCAGCAGCTCGGCGTTCTCCCGCTTCAGCCGGCGGAACTCCTTGTACTGCTCCTCGCTCATGCCCGCCTCCTCGGCGGCCTCGCTCCAGTAGGCGTGGTCGTTGTCCACGGCCTCCAGCAGCCGCGCGGCGTCCCCGTCGTCGATGCCGTAGCGCTCCATCAGCGTATCCAGCACCGGCTGGTAGGACTTCATCCGCTTCTCATTCTCCCGCGCCTCTTTAAAGCGCCGGTCGATCATCCGCTGCGTTTCCTGGGTGTACAGGTCCTTGTACTCCCCGTTGATCAACTCCCTAAAAGCCTTTTTCTTGGCCTCCAGCGCGTCGGACGTGGTTTCCACGTCCTTTACCTTCTCTTCAGCCCCGGCGTCAGGCTGCTGCTCCGTCTGTGCTTCGCTCTCCGGCTGTTTGCCGTACTTCACGTCGCTCAGCGCGCCCGTTTTGCCCTGGCGGGTGGTACCAGTGCTCGCTTGTGTTTCGCCCTGTGCTGCGGGAGCTGCCGCCCCGCCGCCCTCGCCGTCAAACAGGCAAAGGCTCATGTCAAAAAGGTACATATCTTGTCCTCCTAAAAATGCGCGGGCATGTCGCTCCCGTGTGGCGTCCCCGTTCCTGCGGCGAAGCGGTGTCTCATAACCGCCGCCCCGCCACCCGGAACAAAAGGGAGGTACAGAGTTTGCCTCTGCACCTCCCACGGTACCATTGATTTTTCTGAATTTTCCACTTAAAAGTGGAATTTTCAAAATTTTACAGAAATTTTTTTCGGCGCCGCCTTTTCCAGCTGCAAAAAGCCGATCTTCAGCAGGTCGTACAGCCATTCCCCGCCGTGCCAACGCAGGTACGCATCCCCGCTGTCCAGCTTTTCATACATTAGCTCCGCCTCCTGCGTGTTGTGCAGCCACCCCGCCGCCGTGTACATGAGGCAGCTTACCGCCGCACATACGTCCGGTGCGCCCGTGGCGTGTCCCCTGCACCTGACGGAGCAGCTGTCCCCGCGGTGCAGCGTCACCTCTGTCATACGCTGGGTGTGCTCCGCTTGGCCAGCGCCTGCCCGTACCCGGTCATGGGCGTCTGCGCCTCCATGATGCCGCTTGCAAGGCTGCTCCCGCCGCCTCCGACGCTCTCTGCGGCATTGGTTCCGCCGCCTGACTGCGTCTCATCCTGTGGCATAAGAACGCCGGTCAGCGCCGCTATCTGCTGGCTCATCTGCATCACCATGTTCAGCAGCGTTTGCCCCTGCATGACCTTCTCCTTCACCGTCTGTATACCCTCAAAGTCCATCATGTCCAGCGCGATCAAACTGGCCTGTGCGTTCTCCGGTGCGAAGAAGCCCATCGCGTACAGCTCCTTGGCCCTCTCGTTCTGCTCCATCCGGGAAAACGGGTTCTTCTTCTGCGCCTTGATCTTCAAATCGAACACCGGCCGCCGGTACATGGGATTGCCCATCGTGTCCAGCCCGGTCACCTGGTCCTGCAAGCCGGTGTTGTCGAAGTCGATAAACTGGTACTCGCTGCCCTCGCCTGTAATGCGGAAGCTGCGGCTCAGGTCGTAAAACTGCCGCATCAGCTCCACGCACAGGGTGTTGATCTGCGTATACGCCCGATAGCTGGCGGCGATCATGTCCCGGCTGGCCTTGTTGCCCGCCTCCTGCAGCGCCGCAATGGCCGCCGCCGCGGTCACGTTGGTGGTACCGCCGGAGTTCACATCACGGTTGGCCGCCGTGTCCTTCATCTCCTCGATCTTCATCTGCGCCACCGTCACATAGATGTCGGAAAGCGGCTGCGTCACGATCTCCTGTATGCGCCCGTCGTCCAGCGGCCCGTTCACATGCACCAGCGGCCGGTTCCAGTCCAAAAACTCCTGCTCGTTGATGGCCGTGGTGTCGCTGACAAAGAAACGCTTTTTTGTGGCCATCATGGCGTTCTCCAGGATGTTGGCGCTCAGCTTGTCGATGTACAGCTGCGGGTCCTTGCAGATAGCCACATAGCCGAAGCCGATGGGCGTGCCCTTCTCCGGGTACATCACGTCCAGCACCACCGGGTACATACCGTGATCATAAAAGCCCCGCTCCCGGTACTCCGGATCGTTCTCGCTGGCGTACAGCAGCGTGGAGCCCACGAATTTGATGTAGTGCAGCGCCGTCCTGCCATCCGGTGTCTTGACCTTGTAATACCAGTCCACCACCACGCTCTTGTCGCTGGTGTCCACGTTGTCGTCGTAGATGTACTCCTTCACGTCCACGACCTTGCCCTTCTGCTTGCCCTTCAGCTGCGGGTACTCGCTGTCCAGCAGGTCGTTGTCCACCAGGTCTACGATAAACAGGTTCCGGCTCTTCTGGATGTCCGTGATGCCCGGCTCCCAAAACAGCTTCAGCAGGTCGATGTCCCTGATCTCTATGTCGCCCAGTCCGTTGTCCTTCTGCGGGTCCCAAAAGATGCCGTACACCGCCGTGCCGTGCTTCAGCTTCTCCCACCAGTTGTCGGAGTACACCTGCTCGAAGTGGTTGTACTCCTGCACCACCGGCAATATCTGGCTCAACGTCTTGGCGCTCTGCTCATCGCTCTTCTCTCTGGGCAGCACCACTGGCTCCGGGTAGTTGTCCATTGCGTCGGCGTGCTTGTTCTGAATTGTGTTGAACAGCCACGCGGAGGAAGGCTTGGGCTCCGGCGGCGTAGACGTGACCTCCTTGCCGCTCTTGTCCACCCGCTTTGCCTTGCTCTGACCGATGCCCTCCCAGTGCCGCAGCTCCCACCACAGCTCGTCGTTGACGATGCGGTTTTCCAGGTTGCCCTTGCCGTCCTTGTACTTCGACAGCAGGTCGACGCCCCGCTCCACGTCCCGGTCCGTGATGGTGGGCGTCTGCTCTGTCCGCTGCAGCAGCATAGCCGCCATCTCCGGCGCCATGTCCTGCTCATCCGGTACGATGCCAGGGATACCGTATCTCTCCATGCGCTCCTCCTTAATACACTTGATAAAATGCGTACCGGCTGGGCCTGTACTCGTCCTCTGTCTCCAGCGGGGAATACGGCCGCTCCACCGTCCTGTATTCCTCCCGCGGCCCTATGGGGTTGCGCATGCACACATACCGCAGCTGGTCGTAGATGTGGTCCTCGCCGTCGGTGTCGATGTCCTCCACGTCCGTCTGGTCATAGACCAGGTTCGGCACCGTCCGTATAAAATGCTTGCAGGTGCTGAACACATACAGCATGGGCACTCCATCCTCGTCAAAGGCCAGCCGATGGTGCACCTGCATCTTGCCGTTGATCCGCGCGTGGTCACCCTTCTCGAAGTACACCCGCTGCCGCTCCATCAGCGCGCCCACGCTCTCCGTGCCGTCACTCTGCCAGATGGCCGGGTCTCCCACCCGGTGTATCTGCTTCCCCTTCAGGTTGGGGTCCTCGTCCTCGATCCTCCGTATCTCCTGCGCCACCTTTGTTGGCTCCCACATCACGCCCCGGTTTGGCGTTCCCGTGCAGCCGTACAGCTCCCGTATGTGGTACATCCGTCTGTTGCGGTCCACGGCGTACCACCCCACGGAAAAGGGGCGGGAATAGCCCCAGTCCAGTCCGCACCAGATCACCCAGTCCTCCGGCACCCGGAACGGCGCGATCACGTGGGTGTTCTTCCTGTCCATATAGTGGTCGCTGTCGTTGCGCCACTCGGTGAATACCTGCCCCTCGAAGCTGTCCCAATTGCCGTACAGCAGGGCATTCCGCTCCGCCTCCGGCATGCTGGCCAGCCGCTGGACGTACATGGGGTCGTTTTCCATCAGTATCTTGTTGTCAAATACCGAGGACGGCACGAAGATCCGCTTCTGCTGCCCTATGTGCTTCTTGCCGTCCGGCGTGTACCACGCAGCCTCCTCCGTGATGGTCTGCATCGGCGCCGCCGCCGTGATGAAGCGCTCCTTCACCCACCCGTGGCCTACGCCGCCTGGGTTGGCCGTGGAGCGCATATACACCCGCGTTCCCGGTCCGTTGGGCCGGTTGCGGGATTTCAGATACTCATATTCCTCCTGCGTAAAGTGCGTCAGCTCGTCAAAGGCGATAAAGTCATAGGCCTGCCCCTGATACTGTATCTTGTCCTGCGGCCGGTTCATGCTGCCGAACACGATCTGCGCCCCGGAGGGAAACCGCCATGTGTGGCTGCTGCCGTTGTACCTGGCCTTGGGGTATACCCGCGGGTAATAGTTCAGCGTCTTGTCGATCAGCTCCCGCAGCTGCGGGAACGTCTTTCGCAATATCAGCGCCTTGTACCAGGGGATATGCACCTGCCGCAGCGCCTCGATGACCAGCGCGTCGCTCTTTCCGCCGCCGGCCGCGCCGCCGTACAGCGCCTCATACTCCGGCCGCGCCATAAATATGGCCTGCCGCTCCTGCGGCCGCCATACCACGCTACTCATCCCTGACCTCCGGCATCAGCACCACGCCGCTCTCACCATTGTCCGATGCCTTGTTCATCATCGTCCACTTGTCGATCAGCGTACCTATCGCCGTGGTGATCTGGCTGGGCGTGGCCTCCGCCAGCTTTGCCGGGTCGTTCAGCACCGCCAGCCCATTTCCGATGATCTGGCACACCACATCCCTCTGGCTCTCCATATATGCCAGAATGTCTGCCGTGTTCTGTGCTTTTTTCTCTGCGGCTTTTTGTTTAAAGTCGTCGCTTGCATCAACAACGCGCTTCACCGTGGTAGGGTTTACGTTGTTTTTCCTTGCCGTGGCGCGATAGCTGCCGCTTTCCAGATAATCCGCCAGTATTTTCTTTTTCTGCCGGTCTGTCAGTCTCGCAGCCATGTTATCACCTCGCTTTGTCTGACGCACCGGCCTCCCGCCACTGGCCTTTGTCATTGGCACGTCTGTACCCGGCTTTCGCCTCACCTGATATGTTCCCGCCGTGAGCTATGTGCCCCGCAAGCATACATAGCATCCACCACGGCGAAATCCTTTGCAGTAAGCAGACTATTTGAGACGCATCCCATACAGCGGTCTGCCAGCGCATCGCCTGTTGTTTACACAATCGGTCGGGTGCCACCACGCATCAATACTGTCCTACACAGCGGCTTTGTCCTAAGACAACCGCCACCACACCGCATCCACGCCTCGGATTTCTCTCAAACACGGTGGTACCCAAACCAACCACGGAACTTTTCAGCCCTGCGCCGGTACGTCGGTCGCATCCGTTCATCTTTACAAAGCCGGTGCCAGCCAATACATAAATTACTTCGTCCTGCCGCTTTCGTACAGCGCACAGGAAAGACCACTTCCGCAGGCTTACGCTCCGTGCGGCTGCGAGGCAAGAGGTCACGCCTATGGCACGGACAGTTGGGAATTGAACCCACCACACACGGTTTTGGAGACCGCGTCGCCACCTTGGTACATGTGCCCGCATATTGTTCCCTCCGGGCGGAGCCGAAGCCCCGCCCATCAGGAAAAGAAGGGGGAAAAGAAAAAGAATGGGAGATGCAGAGTTTGCCCCTGCATCTCCCATGATAAAGCGCGTTTTTTCAATTTTTCCACTTTTAAGTGGAATTTTCAAAAATTATTTTTCGGCAATATCTACCACGCAGGGATAGTCCGTCCTGCCCATCAGATAGTCCACAGACACGCCAAATTCATCCGCTATGCTCTTCAGCGCGTCCATCGTCGGCTTCGCTGTGCCCAGCTCATACCGGCGTATGGCGTCAGAGTTCAGCCCGCAGCGCTCCGACAGCACATACCGTTTCAGTCTCTTTCTCTCCCGCAGCTTTCTCAGCCGTTCCGGAAATTCGCTCATGTCAGCACCTCCTCCGGGAAGAATGTCTCTCTTACCCCGCCGCACTCCGCCACGATGTACCGCCCCTTCGGATGCACATACACCACCGTGCCCTTGCGGACAGGAAACCGCTTTTCATCGTTGGCACCGGATCCGGGGTACTCGCTCGGCAGCGTCATAAACCGCGCCCGGATCGTGTCACCCTTATGCATCGCCGCCGTCCTTCTTCTCGCCGTAGGAACAGAAGCCGTCATTCGTCATGGCACAATTAAAAAGCGCGCATCCGCCGATTTCTCCGATTTCCTCCCCCATGTCTTTGTATATTCGATATTTGCAGTCCTTGCACCGCACCACAGGCACGGCATCAACAGTTGTGGCAATGTATTTGATAATGTGTGCTGCTTCCGTGAACCCTTCGGCAAGATTGTCAAGATGAGTTTCGCCCGAATCAATCAATTCTTTTGTTTTCTTATATTCAACAGCAAACGCTTTCAGGGCGTTGTCCGCGTCAATCAGCCTCATCGCCTTCACCTCCGTCCTTTCCGTCCATTCTTGCCCCGCAGTTGGGGCAGTAATCAAAATCTACGCCGTCAAGTGTACCACCTTCATAATGCCAGCCCACGCCCCGCACACGCTGCATTTGAACTCGCAGTGCCCTTCTTTATGCCATTTATAGACATCTCTCCCATGTACCACCGGCGCAACATCGGCGGCGGGCTGTGCGTCTACCTCCCATATCACATCTTCAAGCAGCCCGCATCCTTATTCGTCATCAACATCCGCATAAGCATCCCGCCAAACCTCTAAAACTTTGCGTAACGCTTCACGCTCAATGTATTCAGCCATTGTCAACCATCCATGTTTTCCACATAGCACCAACTCTGGGGCGGGCGCTTGATTTCATACGGTGCGGCGCCAAATTTGGTATCGCGTAAACCGGTAAACTCGCTCAGTTCGCGCGGCGTATCATAAATGCGCAAGTCGAAGATATGCCAGCCGTACAGCGGCGTTCCGTGCCCATAATCCCATAGCGCCCCATTTTCAAGACAAGTCTGCAATACATAATCATCGTCAATGTCATAGATGCCATACGGTTCGTTTGCCGGGGCAAGTCTATCTATGCGGTCACAGGTAAACTCTCCAATGACCTTGCCGTTAGCCTTGCGAATTTTCCCGTCTGCACCGTGCAGTTCAAGAATGTTGTGCGGGTTCTTCGTGTCAGGCATCGTACAGTAGATGTACGCCTTAAACGGTGTTTCCAGTTTCGGCTTAGTTTTTCTGACTTCAATGGTCTTTTTGCCGATGGCGATCTTCTCCACCCACTTGGGGCGGATACTCAGCATAACAGCTTTACTCATCCTTCATCGCCTCCAATGCTTTCTCCATTTGGTGTCCGACGGACGGCTCTTGATTGTCGTATACATTGCCAACTACAAGCGGGCCTCTGCGTGGATCGCACATCCAATATCCGCTCGACGGGTTATATTTCACTAATTCTGGTTTGTTTGAGAGCCGCCGCGGATTTGTCGAAATCACAAGGTCACCCTCAAAAATCTTCTTACCATTCGTGTCCTTTAGCCCGGTGTATTGTCCGACAGTCACAGGATCGACATCCGCTCTCAAATGCTGGTTCGGAAGTCCCCAGTCGGTCATCCGGTCAAAAACGATGTAATGTTTGGTGTTGTCCGGGTGTGCGGCATAGTCCCCTTGGAAGCAATAGGTCGTATCCGAAAGAGCCATGTAGTAACCCTCGTACCATGTTCCGCTCTCGGGGTCTTTTCCACGAAATAATATCTCACGCATTCCGCTTGCCCTCCAATGCTTTCTTCGCTTTCTTCGCCTCCTCGCGGGTCAGGAAAATCGTTTTCCCTATGGAACTTTCCACGTATGAGCAGAACGGGGTTGTATCAATGTCCCACCGTCCCTGTATTGCGAGGTATCTCATGTTGCTGACTTTGTGCTCTAAGATTTCTCCGGCGAGCACTCTGAATAACGTATCGCCCACCTTGCACGGCTGCACCACCAGCCGCCCGGCTCTGTCGGCCTCCATCAGCGCGACAATGCGTTTGAATGGCACGCCCTTACCAATGGCCTCATCCGCAAACGTCTTGTAATTAGCGCACACCGCCGGTTCCAGCCCCGTGTCCTCGTAGGCAGCGAGGCGGTCTTGCAGCACACTGATCCACTCTTGTTCCGTGTATTTCTCCTCGTAATCTGATGCCATAAGAACCTCGCCAGTTCTAAGTCGCTGTGTCAGTCGTTCCATCACTCCACCTCCCATTTCAGTTCGTCATACAACTCGCTGAAGCGCTTGTTCCACTTCCTTAGTCC